GTTCTACTGGCGCTGCTTACACCTACTCTTCGTCTAACGCTGCCAACATCGCTGATGCTGGTATCCGTGCAGCTATCCAGTTGCTGGACGATCAAGACGTGCCTATGGATGGCCGTTCGTTGGTGGTTCCTCCTGTTGCTCGTAACTCTATGTTGGGCATCAACCGCTTCACCGAGCAAGCCTTCAAAGGTAACGGTACTACCTTGATGAACGGTGAGTTTGGCGACATCTACGGCACTAAAGTGTACGTGTCCACCAACTGCGATACCGCTGCTGGTAACACCGCTTCTGACCGTGTGGCTTTGATGTTCCACCGCGACTGGGCTGTGTTGGTTGAGCAGATCGGCGTTCGCGCTCAGACTCAGTACAAACAAGAATACCTCGGTAACTTGTTCACTGCTGACACCCTGTACGGCGTTGGCGAACTGCGTGACTACGGTTGCGTTCCAATCGTTGTGGACGCTTCTGCGGCTTAATAAGCCTCGGCAGCCTGATGATTGATTAAGGGAGGGGCCTTCGGGCCTCTCTTTTCTTTACTACTTACACTGTGAGTAATAAATAAAGGAGATACACCAATGGTAAGCTTTCAAATGAAGCATAGCACTAGACCACAGACTATTGCTACGGTAACTCGTGAAGTAGATATTAAGAGCTTTAGAGATAACCCTGAGTGGTATGAGATTATCCCTACTGAGCAGCAACAAGAGACAATAGTTAAAGTCGTTAAACAAGTTAAGAAGACTAAGGAACTCAAATGACAATCTATCGCGGCCCCGGTGGTACAGGCAGTGCCAGTTCTGATTCGGATACCACAGAGTTCCAAGAGTTCTTGGTTCAAGCTGAAGCTGCCCGTGATGCTGCTCAGGCTGCTCAAACTGCCGCAGAGTTGGCTGAAACCCATGCTGAAACTGCTGAGACCAATGCAGAGACAGCCGAAACTAACGCTGAGACTGCCGCTACAAGCGCTGAAACAGCTCAAGCTGCTGCTGAAGTTGCTCAGGCTGCTGCTGAGACAGCTCAAACTGCTGCTGAGACAGCAGAAACCAATGCCGCTGCTTCGGCTGTAGCTGCTGCTGCTAGTGCTGCCTCTATTAATGATGCCAACTTGGTTCACAAGACAGGTGATGAGACTGTTGCTGGTACTAAGACATTCAGTTCGGCTATTGTAGGTTCTGTTACTGGCAACGCTGGTAACGTAACAGGTACAGTGGCTATCGCCAATGGCGGCACAGGTGCTACAAGCGCCTCTGCTGCCCGTACTGCTTTGGGTTTAGCTATCGGTACTGATGTTCAGGCGTATGATGCTACTATTCTGAAGTCCGCTAACATTGGCTCTACTGTGCAGGCGTATGACGCTGATTTGACCACATTAGGCGCTGGTGGTAGTGCTGCCCGTTCGTTCCTCGGCCTTGCTATCGGTACTGATGTTCAAGCCTACGATGCTGACTTGACTACTTTGGGTGCTGGCGGCAGTGCTGCTCGCTCATTCCTTGGTCTTGCCATTGGAACTGATGTTCAAGCCTACAACGCAAACACCGCAGTTACCAATGTGGCTCAATCTTTCACAGCAGCGCAGCGTGGCTCTATCACTGCCCTCACCGACGGTGCAACCATCACTCCTAACTTTGCATTAGCCAACAACTTCTCTGTGACTTTAGGCGGCAACCGAACACTGGCAAACCCAAGCAACTTGACTGCTGGTCAGTCTGGTGTGATTGTGATTACCCAAGACGGTACAGGCTCACGCACTTTGGCTTACGGTAGCTACTTCAAGTTTGCCAACGGTACAGCGCCAACTTTGACCACAACTGCCTCGGCTGTTGATGTTTTGGCTTATTATGTGGAAAGTACAACCCGCATTACTGCTCGTTTGATTGGCGATGTGAAATGAGTGTAATTAACGCAACCCCATTACTCGCTGCCGCTGGTGGCGACTACCAGATCAGCCGTTCTGTGCGGCTGCGTTCTTCTGCGTCTGCTTATTTCAATCGGACTCCGGGTAGTGCTGGCAACCGCAAGACTTGGACTTGGAGTGGTTGGGTAAAGCGTGGGACATTAGGTGTTGTTAGCCGCTTATTTGCTGCTGATGACGGTTCTGCATCAACCGATCAAGACTACAACACGCTACTGTTCAACTCGTCAAACCAATTACAGTTTAGCGGCAACTTGACAGATTTCAGAGTTACAACCGCTGTCTATCGTGACCCGTCTGCTTGGTATCACATTGTTTTTACAACAGACACCACCCAAGCAACAGCAGCAAACCGATTTAAGCTGTATGTAAACGGTTTAGAAGTCACGGCGTTTGGAACATCTAACAACCCATCGCAAAACACAGACCTTGCAGTCAACGCCTCTATTGGTCATTACATTGGTTCGATTGCTGGTGCATCTTATCTTGATGGCTATTTAACCGAGATCAACTTCATTGACGGTCAAGCACTGACACCCTCCAGCTTCGGTGAAACAGATGCCATCACAGGCGTATGGAAGCCTAAGAAGTACGCTGGCACATACGGCACAAACGGCTTCTATCTGAACTTCTCAGACAACAGCAGCAACACAGCCACAACCATCGGCAAGGACAACTCTGGCAACGGCAACAACTGGACACCGAACAACATCTCGGTGACTGCTGGTTCGACCTACGACAGCATGATTGATGTGCCTACGCTGTACGCTGATGGCGGGAATGGGCGGGGGAATTACTGCACACTGAATCCGCTTGGTTACAAGCCATCGGCGACAACTATTACTCAAGCCAATCTGCGTGTAACTACAAACACAAGCTCTGCATTTGGAGCAGTTGGAAGCATCGCAGTTGATTCAGGAAAGTGGTATTGGGAGGCCACGTTTGCTGGCGGTCAATACATGGTTGTTGGCATTAGTTCGGCAACAACACCGATTACTACTGACACACTTGTCGGCGGCACTGCAACGTCTTATGGCTACTACAGCGGAAACGGGCAGAAGGTAAACAACAATTCTGGCGTGTCCTACGGGGCAACGTACACGACCAACGATGTGATTGGCGTGGCGCTTGATCTTGATGCTGGAACGCTGACGTTCTACAAGAACGGAACAACTCAAGGCACAGCTTTTACTAGCCTGTCTGGGTTGTTTACGCCAGCCTTCAGTGATGTTGATACTCCAAGTGGCGCTTGCGACATTGCAGTCAACTTCGGCCAACGCCCCTTCGCCTATACCCCACCAACAGGCTTCAAGGCTCTGAACACTCAGAACTTGCCAGCACCTACTATCCTGAAGGGGAATCAGTATTTTGATGTGTCTCTGTGGACTGGTAACAGCTCAACACAAAGCATCACCAACAGCGGTTCAATGCAACCTGATTTTGTGTGGATCAAGAAGCGCAATGCTTCTGACGATCACGGAGTTTTTGATGCTGTTCGCGGTGTTCAGAAGCGGTTACAGACAAACTTAACCAACGCAGAGAACACAGAAACAACGGCGCTGTCTAGCTTTGATTCTGGTGGCTTCACCTTGGGCAGTAACGGTCAGTTCAACGGCTCAACCTTTACATATGCTGGCTGGCAATGGAAAGAAAGCGCCTCTGCTGGCTTTGACATTGTGACTTATACGGGGACGGGTTCTGCACAGACCATTAGTCATTCTCTTGGCGTTGCTCCAAAAATGATAATTGCCAAGAACCGTGGAGGCACATCAAGCTGGGCTGTGTACCATGCAAGTATTGGCGCTGGAAACGCAATGTATTTGAACTTAACACAGGCTTCTGCTGTGACAACCAATTGGAATAGCACAGCACCAACTTCTTCTGTGTTTTCTGTTGGCACTGCTGGTGAGGCTAATCCATCTGGCGGCAACCTTGTCGCCTACCTATTCGCTGAAGTCGCAGGCTTCTCGAAATTCGGTAGCTACACAGGCAACGGGTCTGCTGACGGGCCTTTTGTGTTCACGGGCTTCCGTCCTCGCTATGTGATGATTAAGCGCACCGATAGCACAGGCGACTGGTTTGTCTTTGATACAGCTCGTAATACGTTCAACACAATGTCGAGCTTCTTGCGGCCAAACTGGTCTGATGCTGAAGCGACAAACACAAACCATAGCATTGACTTGCTGTCCAACGGATTTAAGTCACGGGCTGTTGACACTGGTGTTAACGCATCTGGAGGCACATTTATTTATGCCGCTTTCAGTGAGCATCCATTTAAAAACTCTCTCGCACGATAAGGAACAACCATGTTTTTACTGAATGACAAACCACTTGCAATTGACACTGCTTTCACCCATAACGGTGTGCAGTATCCCTCCAACTGGTTGCGCCTTACAACGCTTGCAGAGAAGATCGCCATTGGCATCACTGAAGTTGCAGACCCTGCTGCTTACGATGATCGTTTTTGGTGGGGCGTAGGCAATCCCAAGCAACTGGAAGACCGTGAAGAAGTTGACCAAGACGGCAACCCAATGTTCGTGATGGAACTTGGTGAAGTTGACGGTCAACCAGCAATGGTTCCAACAACCAAGCGTCTGGTTTCCAAAGGCTTGAAGTCGCAGATGATCGCCCAAGTCAAGGCCACTGCTGGCTCATTGCTGGCGGCTACTGACTGGAAGATTGTTCGTGCTTCTGAAGGCATCAAGCCTGTGGACGCTGACACCTTGGCGGCTCGTTCTGCCATTCGTGTGGCATCTGACGCAAATGAAGCGGCAATCACAGCTTGCACTTCGGTTGAGGAATTAGCTATTTTACAAATTACATGGCCTAAAGGAGATAACAATGCCGCTTAAAAAGGGTAAATCAGATAAGACAGTATCCGAGAACATCTCCATGATGGTCAAGGAAGGTAAACCTCAGAAGCAGGCAGTTGCGATTGCCCTCAGCGAGGCCAGCGGTAGCGAAGGGCGTAGTAAGCCTGAGCGTGGTGAGCGTACCAAGAAGAATAAAGATAAGAAGAAGAAGTCAAAATGACACGCCCAGTATCGGTAGGTGTTAACCTCACAGCAGCTACGGCTACAACGATCTACACAGTTCCTCTTGGCTACTTCGCTAAGTGGAACTTGATGTATATCTTTAATAACTCAGGATCTACCAAGAGCGTCACAGCTTACTGGAGAGACTCTAGTGCATCTGCCGACATCTATGTCCATAATGGTACTATCGCTTCTAAGTCCTACGTTCGCATGGATGGAGGGGCTTATGTGGTACTTGAGGAGGGCGATACCGTGGTGATGCAGGACGAAGCTGGTAGCTCTTTCAGTACTATCTGCACCTTTGAATTGTTTAAGAAAGAAGGAATCTAAGTTATGGCACTGCCAACATACCTTGAACTGGTCAATGACGTTCTGATTCGTATGCGCGAACCTGAAGTCAGTACAGTCAATGAAAATACTTTATCTAAGCTTGTGGGTAAGTTGGTTAATGATGCCAAACGACAAGTAGAAGATGCCTACGCATGGAATGCCTTGACAGATACCTTGATGATCGAGACATTGGCTGATACCTACGGCTATGTGCTAACAGGTTCGGGTACTCGCTTCAAGGTCATTGATGCTCAAGACATCACCAACAAGTCTGTTATTAACCCCATCAGCACCAAGTTGATGTCTCAGTACTTACTGAACAACAGCAATACTGGTGGCCCGATGTACTACAACTTCAACGGTATCCACACCACTGGCGACACCAAGGTAGACTTCTACCCTGTGCCTACAGCAGGTTTGACCTTGTACTTTAACCTGTACATTCCTCAAGCTGAGTTGACATCTGATGCTAACACTATGCTTGCCCCTAAAGAGCCTGTAGTCTTAGGAGCCTTTGCCCGTGCCTTGGTTGAGCGTGGTGAAGATGGTGGTTTGAATAGCTCTGAAGCCTATGGTCTGTACAAAGCTTCCTTGGCTGACGCTATCGCTATTGAAAGTTCTCGCTATGTTGAGGAAGAGACTTGGGAGGCTGTGTAAGCCATGAGTCAACAACTCCAAACATTTAGCATTACAGCACCGGGCTTCTATGGCCTGAACACACAAGATAGCTCCTTGGACTTAGCCTCTGGCTTTGCCTTGACCGCTGTTAACTGTGTTATTGACCAGTATGGCCGTGTGGGTGCTCGTCAAGGATGGGTTACTAAGCACTCCAGCAACTCTGACTTAAGCACTGCTAACGTAGAAGCTATCGGTCAGTTGGTTACAGATGCAGGCTCTGAGTACACTATCGTAGCAGGTAACAACAAGATCTTTAAGCTGGTAGGTAGTACCTTAACCATGCTCACCTACGGAGGTGGTGGAACTGCCCCCACAATCTCCGGTAGTAACTGGCAGATGGCTGCTCTGAACGAGTGCTTGTATTTGTTCCAGTCTGGACATGATCCTCTGGTGTTCGACCCTGCTGTCAGTACTACAACCTATCGCCGTGTGTCTGAGAAGTCAGGCTACACAGGTACAGTCCCGGCAGGTAACATTGTACTGTCTGCCTATGGACGCTTATGGGTTGCTGACTTAGCCACTGAGAAGACAGTGATCTACTGGTCGGACATCCTGTCTGGTCACAAGTGGATTAACGGTTCTACAGGCTCTATTGACGTGTCTTCAGTGTGGCCTAACGGTGCTGATAACGTGACAGGCTTGGCCTCTCATAACGGCTTCTTGTTCATCTTCGGTAAGAACAATATCTTGGTGTACTCAGGTGCTCAGGATGTGCTCTCGGCAGGAGTGTTTAAGATCTCTGACTCCTTGACAGGTATCGGCTGTATCGCTAGAGACACCATCCAGAACACAGGATCAGATGTTATCTTCTTGTCCGACACAGGTGTTCGTAGCGTCCTGCGTACCATCCAAGAGAAGTCAGCACCATTCCGTGACTTGTCTAAGAATGTACGTAATGACCTGATGAGTGCTGTGGCTGGTGAGACAGCATCTACCATCAAGTCTGTATACAGTCCTTTTGAGTCTTTCTACTTACTTACATTGCCTAGCCTTAAAGCCGTGTACTGCTTCGACATGAAAGCTACATTGCAGGATGGCTCAAGCAGGGTAACAGTCTGGGATAGCATGGAGCCTAGAAGCTTTTGCTACCTCCGAGACAAGAGCTTATTGATCGGTAAAGCAGGCTATGTAGGCCAGTATTCAGGGTATTTGGACAATGGTAACAGCTATCGCTTCCAGTACTTCACTAACCATACTGACTTAGGATCGCCTTCTGTAAGCTCTGTGTTGAAAAAACTCTCAGTGGTTGTGATCGGTGGTTCTAACCAATACGTCACAATTAAGTGGGGATATGACTTTAAAGAGAATTATTCTTCACAAAACAGTAAAATTCCTACTCAAGGGGTTGCAGAATTCGGAATTTCCGAGTATAATACTAGTGGTGTAGAATATTCTGATGGTATTACCCTACAAACACTTGTTGCCTATCCTACAGGATCAGGTAAAGTTGTCCAGACTGGTTACGAGGCAAACATTAACGGTTCTGCTTTGAGCATCCAGAAGATTGAAATTCAGGCCAAGAACGGAAAGATCGTATAACATGACAGACTACGTAAAAAGCACTAACTTTGCGAGTAAAGACTCTTTGTCTTCAGGTAATCCTTCAAAGATTATCAAAGGCACTGAGATTGACGCTGAGTTTAATAACATTGCCACAGCTATTGAAACCAAGGCTAACTTGGCTAGTCCTGCCTTAACAGGCACTCCGACAGCTCCCACAGCTTCTGGAGGGAACAACACCACTCAGGTCGCTACCACAGCTTTTGTGACTGCTGCTTTGCAAGCACTGTACCCTGTAGGCTCTATCTACATCAACGCAGGTGTAAGCACTAACCCCGGCACATTGCTTGGTTTCGGTACTTGGACAGCTTTTGGCGCAGGTAGAGTGATGGTGGGTCTGAACGGATCTGATACATCTTTTGATACCTTAGAAGAGACTGGCGGTAGTAAGGATGCTATTGCAGTAAGCCACACTCACACAGCCACATCGACTGTTACTGATTCAGGACACACACACGGCCCTTCGGCTGGGTTGTTTGTCTTGAGCAACGCAGGCGGTGGTGAATCAGCAGGTGGCGGCGGTTTCATTACCGCTGGTGTGAAAAGTTCAGCTACTGCCAGCGCAACCACAGGTATTTCTGTGGCTACTACAGTTGCCTCCGGGGGTTCCAGTGGAACTAACGCTAACCTCCAGCCGTACATCACAGTGGCTATGTGGAAACGTACTGCTTAACAGACTAATATCTCTCTAGTTACAAAAGGAATAAATATATGGCTCTCTCCTCCCTTATTGGTGGTGGTTTAAGTCTGTTAGGTGGTTTGTTTGGTGGTAATTCAGCCCAGAAAGCAGCCCAGACACAAGCTAACGCCCAACTCGAAGCAGCACGTATCGCAGCAGATGCACAGAGATTCCGTCCAGTAGGTGTCACTACCCGCTTCGGTTCCTCTAACTTCCAGACTGATGCACAAGGCAACCTGATCGGTGCAGGCTACACAGTCTCTCCTGAAGTTGCAGCTATGCGTGATCGCTTGTTGTCTGAAGCAGGCATGGGCGGTATGCAGACAGCAGAGGAAGCTCAGGCAGCACAACAGCAACTGTTTAACTTAGGTCAGCAGTACTTGGCTGAGTCCCCTGAGCAAGCAGCGCAGCAGTACATGGCACAGCAGCAAGCACTCTTGCAGCCTGCCCGTGAACGTGCTCAAGCAGGTTTAACTCAGAACCTGTTCAACACAGGCCGTGGTGGTGTTGCAGTCTCCCAAGGCGGTATGATGGGCGCAGCTAACCCTGAACAACAGGCTTTGTTGAACGCTCAGGCATTGCAGGACTTGACACTGGCTTCTCAGGCTCAAGAGCAAGGCAGAGCAGCCACTACCTTCGGCGCAGGTTTGTTCGGTACTGGCTTAGACTTGGCTTCTGCTGGTTATAACCCTCTGAAGACTCAGTTCGGCTTGGCTCAGAGCCTTGAAGGTGCTGGTCAGGGTGCTCTGGACTTAGGTGCTCAGTTGGGTGGGCGTGCTGCCTCAGCAGGCGCTAACGTGGGTAATACCTTGATGACAGGCTCTACCAATGCTGCTAACGCTATGGCTGCTGCTAACTCTTATAGCCCATTTGGTGCATTGCTCTCCGGTGCAGGCAGCAACAAAGCTTTAATGTCAGGATTAAGTAATTACTTTAGTCCTTACGGAGGCACAACTCAAGGGGCTTACGGTCAGCAGGATCAATACTTAGCAGGTGCTCTGGCTAATCCACAGACACAACAAGCTCGTATGTTAGCCGAGCAGAATTCTTGGTTCTAATAAGGAATAACAATGGCTGAAGTAGTTAATAGTTTATTTGGGATCACTCCAGAATCCCTTCAGGCACAGCGCGATGCAGCCTTGCAGACTCAAGCGTTGCAGTATGCTCAGTTAGATCCTTTCCAACGTGCTACCGCTAGTATCTATGCAGGTGCTAACAAGCTCGGTGGTGCTATCGGTGGTATGTTGGGTGCTCAAGATCCTGAGTTGGCTCGTGTTACTCAACGCCAGTCTTTGATGCAGCAAGTGGCTCCTACCAATGCAGAAGGCTGGGGCAAGTTAGCTTCTGAGTTGGTGCAGAAAGGCGATGTGCAAGGTGCTCAAGAAGCATTTGCTAAATCCCAAGCATTGAAGAAAGCTGCTATGGATGCTGAGAAAGCTCAGTCCGAGATTGAAAAGAATAAAGCTGAAGCAGCTAAAGCTTTGCGTATTCCTGCTCCAACAGATGTGCGTACTCCTGAAGAGAAGAATGCTGCTGCTTACGCCTTAACCAAAGGAACAGTAAACTCACCTGAATACAAATCAGCTTTTGCTGATAAGCTTGTAGAGCTGATCACTAAAGACGGTGCAAAGCCTACTAAGGTTGGTGTGGCACTAGATGGCACTCAACGTCCTGTGTACAGCGATGGTCAAACTCAGTTTGTGTTTGGTAAAGACAAAGACAACAATGTTGTCAAACAGCCTTATGTTGGTGGTATCAGTCAGTTGACTTCTAAGACAGACGTTAATGTGCCTTTAGGAGACGTATTCGATAAAGCTTGGAATAAGAGCGCAGCAGATGAGCAGGGTAAAGAGTGGAACGAGGCAGGTAAGGCATTTGCTACTATTCCAGCAATGACTAAAAAGTTAGCTGATGTACGCACTTTAATTGATTCTTCATTTGCAGGTACAGGAGCAAGCACAAAAATGGGGGCTGCTAAACTTGCCCGTGGTTTAGGGTTGCCAATTGATGTTGATCGCGCTTCTAATACAGAAGTTGTGGAAGCGTTGACTACGCAATTTGCCATTGCTGAGTTGAAGAAAAACTTTGGTAGTAACCCTGCGGTCAAAGATTTTGAAGCTCAGTTAAAGATTAAACCGGGTATTTTACAAGAACCTGAGACGTTTAAACGATTAGTGGATGATTTAGAGAAAGGCTTACAGGCTGAAGCAATTGCTTATCGAAAAGGCGAAGAATATAGAAAAGCAAATAAAGGATCTATCTCTGGGTTTAATCCCTACATTGCTCGAGCAGAAGCAACTACCAAACTTAATCGTTTAAATGCGTTAGGTAAAAAACTGAAAGAGAACACTATTTCCGCTACTGAACGGGAAGAAGCTAAAAAACTACAAGAGGAATTACGATAATGGATGCACTGCAACTTGATTTTTCCAAGAGTCCCGGAGCGGAACTTCGTCAAGGCCCAACAAGGGAAGAAGAAGTTGCTCGTGCTCGGCAGCTTGAAGGAACTAGAGGAGCGATTGGAGGTATTCTGGCTGCTCCTATTCAAGCCGCTCTTCCTACTTCATTGCCTGAGTTAGGTGGATTACTTGGAGGATTAGCTCCCGCTTTATTCGCTGAGTCTCGCGTAATGGCTCCTGTTATGGGCATGGCAGCAAAGGCTCCTGCTTTTGCCCGTCCTTATATCCCTTCATTAGTCGGCTCCACAGCAGGAACAATTACAGGAACTGTTGGAGAGCAAGCTCTTACAGGGAGGGATGTATTTAGTTCTGAAACAGCTCAGAAAGCTTTAGAAAATAGCATTGAGAACGCTTTCTATGATCTTGGGGGTAACTTAGTTTTTCAAACAGGAGGTAAAGCCTACAAGATTGCTAAAGAGAAATTATCAAAAGGGCCGGGATTTTTCGATACTCCAGAAGGATTAAAACGGCAAGCCGCTCAAGAATGGCTTTCAAACCGAGGAGCTACTCTTACTAAAGGCGAGTTAACAGGAGATGTAGCTACGCAAGGTGTTGAAGGAGCATTAAAAATGTCTCCTGTAACAGCTAACGTATTTGCAAAAAATGAAGCAGCTAAGAGACAAGCACTTGAAAAAGGCACTGCGGATGTCATGGAAAGTCTGGACACATCTGATGCTTTTAAACAAGCTTTAAAAATAGATGTCCCTGCTAATCAAGCCACTACTCAGTCCATTGTTGGTTCTCGCTTTCAAAATGCTGTAGACACAGCGTTGAAAACAATGAAAGACAAATACCGCCCTGTCTACCAGAGGATGGATATTGAAGGGGATGGATTACGTGTAGACATCGCTCCGTATAAAGCTGAAGCTCAAGCGGAATTAAGCAAAATACAGAAAAAGTATCCTAAAGGTAATTATCCAGATGCAGTCAAACAACAAGTTGATGTTCTGAACCAAATTAATGCTTTGGATGATGTCATACCAATGAGCGCGGCGCATGAAATTAGAAGTGATTTCTTAGCTAGTGCTCGAGGTATGCAACAAGAAGGAAAAGCAACAACTGCTTCAGAAACTTGGTATAATAAAGCAGCAGCAGGATTGCGTAATCGTATGGACGAAGTGGCAGTAGTCACTTTTGGAAACGAAGAAGAGAAAGCGCTTGCTCGTAGTTTAGGATTAAAAGGTGGTATTGATCAACCTGCTGGTCTACGTTCAGGACAGTATTTAAGTAATGCTGATTCTATTGACGCGATGAACTTAGGAACTACTGTTGCAAATAAAACAAATAACCCATTATTAAGGGATTACTTTAATGCACAGCAAGGATACAAAGATGCAATGGAAGGTCTACAAGATGCTACAATTCGTAGTGCTTTAAAAGCAGAACCTCAAGCTGTAGGTAAATTTTTGTTTAATCCTGAAACTCCTGATCGCCTTGTTAAAGTACGCGCCGCTCTTCGACAAGCTCAGAAATATTTACCCCCTGAACAAAGTAAGGGCCTTATGGCTGAGTTGCAATACGGCTATTTGGATGAGATGTTCGGCTCTCCTGAAGGACTTAGGACGTTTGCTACAAAAATGCAAGATAAAACTTTCAGAGAAGGTTTTAATGTTGTGTTTAACGGAAACAAGCAGCTTCAAGAAGTTGCCAACGCTGCTCAGTTTGCTTTAGAAAAAGAAATTGGAGGAGGAGGTTTAAAAACTCAAGCAATCTCAGGAGCTATGCAAGTGGGCGGCTTAGGCTTGGCTTATTTTGTACTACCTGATAGTATTAAAGATAAACTTGATCCTGCACAATTGGCGCTCAGTGGAGCTACGTTAATCTTAACTCCTCGGCTTATTGCTAATGCTTTAACAAATAAGAATGCTATGAATGGATTGGCCTTATTAGCAAAGGCTCAAAATAATCCTAAGTACGGAGGAGCAGTGGCTGCTAAAGGCATACAGATGCTTCAGAATAGCGGAGTAATTAATTCTGAGTATTTGAATGAATTAAATACATTTATTCATGGAAAACCATCAGCAGTGCAGAACACTCAGGAAGCTCCTGTTAACGTATTAGAAATGGATTTTACACAATGACATACGCATTTGGAACTAAAAGCGCAGATCGCCTTGCTGAAGTCCATCCAGACTTACAGAAGGTCTTCAACGAAGCTATCAAAGACAGTCCTATGGACTTCTCCATCACCCAAGGCTTGCGTACAAAGGAGCAACAAAAGGCTCTCTTTGACGCAGGCAAGTCACAGACGATGAACAGCCGACACCTCACTGGCAAGGCTGTGGACATTGCTGTGTTCAGGGATGGTGAGATCACTTGGGACTTGAAGTACTATCAAGTAGTTGCTGATCACGTTAAGAAGACTGCTAAAGACATGGGTATTGACATTGTATGGGGTGGTGATTGGCAGTCCTTCAAAGATGGCCCTCACTTCGAGCTTCACCGTAGCGTATATCCTTGAGGCTCTATGATTGATCCTTTTACAGCCCTAGCAGCGGTGCAGACCGCTGTAAAACTGGTAAAGAAGACTGTAGAGACTATCAGGGATGTGGAGAGTCTTGGCCCTGTACTGAGTAAGTACTTTGACGCTAAGTCTCAAGCCATTGAGGTTATTCAGGCATCCAAGGCAGGTAGCTTTAAAGGCTCTGCTTTGGGTCAAGCCATTGAACTTGAACTTGCTGTTGAACAAGCTATCCAGTTTGAGAAGAAGATAGAGATGCTCTTCTTCCAAGCTAACAAGATGGATGTCTGGTTCAGGATCAAGGAGAGAGCAGCCAAGATGGAGAAGGCTTACGCTGACCAGCAACGCTTAGACAAAGCTAAAGCAGCACGTAAGAAGCAAGAGATACAGGAAGCTATCGAGATGGTACTTATCCTGCTCTTAGCTTGTGCTGTTATTGGTTTTGTTGGCTTTAGCGTCTATGAAATCTTAGATCACTGCAAGGGTAATGCCTGCGGTTATAAATAATAAAGGTGTAGTATGGTATTGGATGCTTTATTAGGTATCGGAGGTAAACTCATCGACAAACTGATCCCTGACCCTGCTCAAAAGGCAGAGGCTCAACTGAAGCTGGCACAGATGGCTCAGGATGGGGAATTGGCTAAGATGGCTAATGAGACCGAGGTGTATAAGATAGAACAGACAGGTGTTACCGAGCGTTGGAAGGATGACATGGGTTCTGACTCATGGCTGTCTAAGAACATTCGTCCACTGTCCTTAGTCGCTATCTTTGTAGGTTACTTCTTGTTTGCTTTCATGTCTGCCTTCGGCTACAACGCCAATGAAGGATATGTTAATCTGTTAGGTCAATGGGGTATGCTCATTATGTCTGCCTACTTCGGTGGTAAGACACTGGAGAACATCATTGCCATGAAGTCAAGTAAGAAAGAGTGATATGGAAACCCAAGAAGTATCACACAAAGAAATCTATGAACGACTCATAGCAGTTGAGGCTAAGGTTGATAAGGTAGCCGAGGACACTGAAGGTATGGTGAAAGCGTTTAACGCTGCCTCCGGAGCCTTTATCGTCCTTGAGTGGGTAGCCAAGGTAGCTAAACCAGTGCTCTGGATTGTTGCTACAATAGCTGCTTTTGCAACCATAGCGCATAACAGCAAGCCGTAGGCTGTCAAACCGTAAGTGTAAACAAATAAGGCCACTAGAGTTCATCGCTCTAGTGGCCTTTTTCGTTTACTCTACAGTCTCAGCTTTAGCCTTCTTAGGCTTAGGCGGGTTCTGAAGAGATTCTAGGTACTTGTAACGCTTACCCATACGCCGGATTGCCTCATCAGAGTCAAACCAGAACTCCTTACCGTTCTTAAGCTCCTCCAGTTCCTTGTCGGTCAAGAATCCTTTGTAGGCTTGGTCGAGTAACTTGTTAATCTGTCGTGTAGCAAAATCAGTCTGTCCTTTGACATTCGGCACAGTACCGATGGAACCATAATGGGCAGTATGAAGCA